CTTGGCCCTCTAGCCCAAATACAATTTCAAGCCTTGTTACTTCTGGAGCAAATACTGGTTATCCAAAAGTTACAGTAACCCCATCGGACGCAGCAAACATTTCAGCAATTCAAATTTACTATGCCTTAGAAACTGCCGATTGGCAGAATAGAACTTGGCTAACTGCAACAACTACGAATAATGGCAATGGCACTTGGAGCGCACAGACTCCTTGTTTTAACATCAATGGATATGTCTTTGCTTACGCACAGATCACCTATGCAAGCACGATTGTTGTTTGCTCTAAACAAGCTGCATTTATCCCATCCTCATTAGGAAATGCTGTTGCTGCTCCTAATAATTACTGGAGTCCAACAAACGCAAGTTCGACGATCAACCTTTGGTTGGATTGTGCAGATAATAATACTTTGACATTAAACGGGCCATTGGTAACTGAATGGAGGGATAAATCGAGCATTGCAAACCATGCGATTCCTAACTCTGGTGAGGAGCCTGTTATTGCAACAGTTAATGGAATGAATGCAATCCGATTTACTGGGTTAAAGCGTCTATTCTCCGCAAATAGAGTAACAACCAGAGATTACAGAAACGTATTCATTGTTGCCCAATACGAAGGTGGAACAGTATTTTACAATAGCCCATACTCATTCATGCCTCTGTTTGGTGGAGCCATTGATGGAGGAAGCGCAAACGGAAACTGTTTCTTTGGAAACAGCTTAACACAATCGTTTGCTAACAATACATTTTTAGGTGGTCCATTCTTCTTGAACGCAACCCAAGTGTCCGCAGACGGAACGAATCGGGTTGTCCTTCCTCAACTAAATACATCTATGGGATTCATATCAGCCAACTCAGCATCAGCCGTTACTGTTGCAGGGTATGGAATCGCAACTTTGCGACAAAACCTTAGCCCTTGGGATGGTGTGGTATGCGAAATTGTTTCTTACGGATCAACATTAACAACAACTGATCGTCAAAAAATGGAAGGATATTTAGCTTGGAAATGGAATTTAGTTACGCTATTACCTTCAAATCACCCTTATAAAACAACAAGACCAACCGCATAAAACATCATGGATAACCATTCTTTCAACGCAGGATTTACTGGAATACTAGCAACGTCAACAAGTGTAGGAATTTCACTACTTGCAGAAATTGAACAATGGTTACGCATTTCATCTTTATGTATAGGTATTTTAGTTGGGGCAGGATCTCTTGCTATAATATTTAAAAACTGGAATAAAAGTAACACTAAATAACATATGTCAAGTTTACCAAGTGTAGGAGATGGTCAAAATAATCTTTTAAAAAAGATAGTTGAAAATACTTTTAGTATATCAAATTCAACTTCTGGGTTTAATATACCTGAATATAATTCTATTTATGTAACATATTATGGCATAACAAATAATATATATCAAATATTTTATAAGTTAGATGGAGCAACTGTATTTACGTTACAATTAGATTATGTTGGTGGAGTGCCAACAACTAATGATGCTAACCTTCAAAGCATATATCCAATTTAATATGTCTTGTTACAAATACTGTATTGTTTTTATAACACTTTTACTGAGTGGATGCATATCAATTCCTATCCCTCCCAATGGAGAGAATGCTGGATCACTAGGATATTTGACTTTGACTTTAGGTTATAAGTTGCCTAAGATATATTCTGAAGTATATAACTCACCAACAATTAGAGATAAATAATATGAAAATTGTAAACATAATTCTTGAACGTCTTTCAGAAAATTCTACATGGAGGGGTTTATTGTTAATTGCTACAGCAGTAGGAGTTAAGTTAAATCCAGAGCTTCAGACTCAAATCATTACGACTGGTCTTTCCGCAGTAGGATTGATTAACGTGATTCGCAAAGGTAAATGAGTTTAATTCTTCCAAAAGGGAAGCCGCAACAAAAAAGAGAAGAGTCAGAAGTTATTCTGACAAAGTTTTCTGTTAGCGATAATGTTTCCTTACTTGGAATCCGTGGATATTACTTAGACACCATGGGCAAAAAAGGAGAGAATGACCGAAGGTTATACGATGATGCTATTTTTGTTATCTCTCCTGACGCATATGTTTCATTCAATGCTAACACAGATCCTTCGATTTTCAGAAAAGGAATAGCTACACTAAAGGCTGGAGTACACAGGTTCAAGAAGGGTAAGCATGGGTTATCTAAACCAGGCGGTGGTTATCCAGCGTTACGTGCAGCTAACGCGAATGAAGAGTTGCCAGTAACTAGAGATGGAGAAGGCGACTCACTTGGCATTGCTATCAATATTCATAAGGGTGGATATGGAACTACAAGTTCACTAGGATGCCAAACAATATATCCAGACCAATGGGATGCTTTTATTAATTTAGTTTATGCTGAGATGGATAGGTATAAACAAAAAACAATTCCATATTTACTAATAGAAAAATAAAATTATGACACCAGAAGCACAAAAGAGAATTGATGAGCAAGCAAAATACATGGAAGAACAAAGAGAAAAAAAGAAAGCTAAACAAAGCAGTGGTTTTTATGATAAACCAATATATAAAAGCCCAACTCCATCAATTGATCCTTTAGGAAGAAATTTAACTAAAGCTGAACAGTTTGCTAAGGGATTTAAAGGTGGAGCGAAATAAAACAATTCGTTTCATATAATCATGTCAAACACTGATAGTCTCGAAAAAGAAATCCAATTGTTAAAGGCAGCATTAAATCAATGCCTTAAAGCTAGACAGATTTCTCACGTTAAAAAAATAATTAAAGAAGTAATGAAGTGAAAACAAAAACTGCCACAATTCCTATACGTAGTGAAAAGTGGAAAGTTTTCTTTAAGCCTCCACCAAAAACAGCAGATGGAGCTATTGGCTTTTGTATTTTTGATGAAAGGAAAATCTACGTTACTCCAGATGAAGATTGTCTTGGAACAATGATCCACGAATTGCTTCACGCTTTATTCCCGCAACTTAATGAAGAAGCAATAGTGGAAGCTGAAACAGTATTAATGATTGGGTTATCCAAGTTTCCACAAGAGTATTTACTTGACGAAGATGGGGCAATTGAACTATGAGCTTAAAATACGAACAACATCACTCACTTAAAAAGACACAAAGTTTTTTGCGTGATTTAATGTTTACTGATACTAGACCAAAAACTGTAAAAGAATTAAAAGCTAGAGCTTATTCATGCTTGCGACACTTTCCACACCTAAAAGAAAATGGTGAACCAATGTTTTCGCAAGATGGCTTCTCAGATGAAACAAAATAAAACTAAAAGAAAACCAATCGGCGCAGTAGTCATCTCTGACTTACACGTTGGATCAACAGTTGCTCTTTGGCCCCCAGATGGGGAACTGAGTAGCGGAAATGTGGTAGGATTTGGAAAGAACTATCACCAAAAATGGTTATGGGATGTATGGCAGCATACAATCAAAACCGCTTGTGAACATTTTGGAAATGATCCATGGGTTCTAATCTGCAATGGAGACTTGATGGATGGTGTTCACCATCACAACACAGAGGTTACGGCAGCTATTGAAGCTGACCATATGGAGGCATCTGTTAAATGTATTAAGTTGCTATCTGAAAAAGCACAGAAAACATATGTCGTCCGTGGAACTGAATGTCACACTAAAGAATTTGAAAAGGTAATAGCTCAAAAGTTAGGCGCAGTTTATTGTGGCGACACAGGGTTGCTGGAGATCCACGGCACATTGCTTGACGTGAAACATCACACAACTACATCAGGAAGAGCTTATCTTGAAGCTGGTGGCATGTCTATTGCAATGGGCAACGCTAGGCTTAACTACGCAAGAGTGGACCATCGTATCCCAAAAGTATTTATAAGGGCGCACAGACACGTTGGAGGAGTATATACAGACGGGTCTGCTGCGATGGTAATCACTGGAGCATATCAACTGCTAACTCGATGGGGGAAAAAGGTAGTAGGAGATTCAGTTTGCCGTCCAGCATTCGCTATTCTCGATTGGCGAAACAAACCACAAAATTCATTGCCAGCTATATCACTTCCAACATATGACCCACGCCAAGAAGCAATCACTATTGTCTAACAATAAAGTAATGGAGTCAGCGTGGGATGCATTCTTTAAGGAAAGTACAAATAGTGTGCTTGAGGATTTAAAAAAAGAAGGATGGATGTCTGTATTTGAGATATGCCAAAATCTTAAAATCAGAAAAAGTGGATGCCTTGATAAGATGAAAAAAGACAAAAGATTTGAAGGAAAGAAATTCAAAGTGTTGCATCAAGGAGCAACACGGGAAATGTCATTCTTCAGGTTCAAGAAGTAAAAGAGAAGGGAGGGGAACAACCCCCTCCCTTCCAATGAACACATAACATAAACGCACCATCAGAACACGAAACGAATGATGCGTAGTTAATTTAACTAATTAATTGAAATAGTCAATAGGATATTGAATTTCTATTTCAGTTTTTTCTTCTTCGTAATGTTTAACTTTTTCTTGGTCTGTTTCGAGGATGATTTTCCATGGCTCGTCGCCTTCGATAATCCCGCTTCTGTGGAGAAAATCGAGGCAGTCTTTAATTGACCCAGCAAAGTTGTCTGGATCGAGGGGTTTGACCCTGTGACCTGTGAATTTGATTCGCACCCTTTCCTGCAAGCCTCCCATGCTATCTTTTTTTCTTTGAGTTGAACTGCCCAATGCTGACGCTTTGTTACATTCAACGAAGGTGTCCTGTAGTTTATAGTTATCTTTATTGAGTTCATCTTTTAATTCATGTTTCTTTTGCGTTATACGCCTCTCCACGATGTTTTCATAGAAAGACCCATGATTTGCCTTTAAGAATCCACCAGAGGCATTAGGAAACATTTTACGAAGTTCAGCTTCAGTCATACAAGGTATCCCATTTCCCTAGCCCACTTGCCATTTGATTCTATTTTGATATGGCATGATCTGCACACAGACATAAATGTTTCTGCATTGCACATATTCAAACCCCTGCGTTCCTTGTGATGGATATCCGTTGCTGAAACACCGCAGACTTCGCAAAACATATGCAGCATCATGTATTCTTTTCTCACTTTTGAATACTCCATGAGCTTCTTCTTGTATTTAGAAGAAACTTTATTCATGGGTTTCTTGGACCTAAGCATTCTTGTCTGCTCTTTCTTGCGCCTGATCGTTGGAGTATGACAGCTTGTGGTATCTAGCTGATAGCTTTGAAACATTAGATTCGATGCACTGCTCACGGGTTAGTCCTACTGACTGACGAAATCCTTCAAGGAAGAATTCAATATCACCAAGTTCTTCTAGCACATTCTCCATGTCTAGTGGCTTACGATAGATCGTTGATTTCTTTACTGCATCCAATAACTCTCCAGCTTCTCCACTCAATCCAAGAGTCATGTGGATTAGGTGACATTCTGATGGAGTTAGTTCATTTTTGATTTGATCACCAGATTTCAATAGTGCTTTTACGAATTCATTATAGTTCATTTAGTTTATTTTGTATGCGCTCAACCCAGTCTAATGAGTGGATCTTTTTTTGTTTCGGTTTGTTTACTTTCCTAACTCTCTTCACCCTGTAAATATCAGGGATTGGAGAAATATCTAATGTCATTTCATGCGTTATAAACGAATGCTTGTTCTTACACCTTTTGGTTCTTCTAACAAAACTTATCCCATCGTTAGTTTCAAGCGATCTACTCTCCGTAGTCTCTAATTTTTCACCACAATTCTGACACTTCATTAGAAATATATTGACCTACATGTAGAGTCGTGTCAATATAACAGTTCAATGAACATAAAAGTAGAAGATAAACTTGCTGATTATCTCGATGACGAAGAGTCAATATTATTAGCTGATGGGTTTGATGATGCTTTCTTAGGAATAGGAAGGCAATTTGGAAAACCATTTGCAATTTATGACAAAGAAAGATGTTTGAGAATATTGCAGGAAACCATGAGCGAAGAAGAAGCTAATGAATATTTTTCGTTCAATGTGGAGGGAGCTTGGGTTGGTGAAAAGACACCAATATTTTTGGAATTTTTATAATGGAAATAAAAAAAGTAAATCCACCTGATCTTGCAGCGTGGATAAATATAGGGAATGCCAACTCAGACATAACACTTGCTAAATCTTCATATGAAAAAAAAGATTATGTGGACTGCTGCATGTGGATTGACATGGCAATAGTAGAACTAATGAACGCTTACGCTAGAATAAAAAAAGATAACAACATACAATGAAACATACATATCATATACTCGGTCTTGACATAAGACCAATAAAATGAAATGGTTTGTTTATGCAATACAATCTTTGGCGCAAATACTGTAAAAAATATATCTCATTAATAAAGTTATCAAATATTCAAAATGAAAATAAAACAATGGAAAAACATCATATTTTTCCACAAAGTATTTTTGGTAAAAATAAAAATATAGTTTTACTTACGGCTAGACAACATTTTGTTGCTCATAAATTGCTTCATAAAATTTTCCTTTTTAGGAATGGAATAGATTCAATGAAATATTACAAGATGACAAAAGCATTTAATTGGATGCAAACAAGGAGTTGTGTTAAATATAATTCTAGAAGATATGAATTTTGTAAAAGAATGAGAAGTGAATCAATGCGCGGAGAAAATAATCCATTTAAAAATTCAGAATCATTTTCTTTAGAACACAGGAGAAAAATTAGTGAAGCATTATCTAAAAACCATCCATTTAAAGGAAAGAAACATTCAGAAGAAGCTAAAGAAAAAATAAAACAAAAAAGAAAACTTCAAGTTTTTACAAAAGAACATAACTTAAAAAGAGCGAAAAATGTTTGTAAAAAAATAATGACTCCTAAGGGGTTATTTCAAAGCAGAAAAGAAGCAGCAATCCATTACAAAATTGATCCATCTTATTTTAATAAATGGATAAAAAGCAAACCATCAGAGTTTTACTACATTAAAAAATAAAAATACATAATGAAACACACATATCACATATTATCACTTCCACATACAGTTACAAGCAAGGAGTTTAACGCATGCGCTTATACTCAAAAAGTTTGGAAATTTGCAAAAATGGCTACAGCAAATGGTCATAATGTAATACATTACGGACATGAAGACTCAGATCCAATCTGTGCTGAACACGTTCCAGTATTAACGAACGATGACTTTATGCGTGTCTATGGAACGCATGATTGGAAGAGTAAATTCTTTACGTACAATACTCAAGACGATGCCTATCAAACCTTCTATAAAAACGCTATTCGTGAGATAGGTTTTAGAAAGAAAAAGAATGACTTTATTCTTCCATTTTGGGGAAGCGGAGTACGACCTATATGCGATGCACATCAAGACCTTATAACAGTTGAACCAGGAATAGGGTATGCGGGGGGGCACTGGGCGCGATGGAAGGTGTGGGAATCCTATGCAATTTACCATGCTTATTGTGGCATGAAAAATGTTGGAACGTGCCAGCAGGATTGGTACGATACAGTTATTCCAAACTACTTTGAAGTAGAAGATTTCGACTACAACGCTAAGAAAGAAGATTACTTTTTATACTTGGGAAGGGTGTACAATGGCAAGGGAGTTGATGTCGCTATTCAAGCGACTGAAAAAGCTGGAGTTAAACTTGTCATTGCTGGACAAAAAGAAGAAGGCTACAAACTTCCTGACCATGTTGAGTATGTTGGCTACGCAAATGTAGCAACTCGAAAGAAACTAATGGCTAATGCGAAGGCATCGTTCTTGCCGTCGATGTATGTTGAGCCTTTTGGTGGAGTTCAAATCGAAAATTTATTGTCTGGCACTCCTACAATAACAACTGATTGGGGATCGTTTGCGGAAAATAATCTGCATGGAATAACAGGATTTAGATGCAGGACCATGGGGGATTTCGTTGATGCTATCAAAAACATTGACCAGATTAAGCCAGAGAATTGCAGGAAGTGGGGAGAAAACTTCTCGCTTGAAAATGTTTGGCCTCGTTATGAAAAGTATTTTGAGGACGTGCTGGATGTATATCAAGGGAAGGGATGGTATGCAGACGGGAATAATATTAACGCAATGAAAATGCGTTTCCCAACGATTTAAAGAAATAAATCAAACTATGAAAGTTGATTATCTAGAAATTGGAACGTGTGATTTTGAGATAGCAGATGGACACATTGACCCTAGCAAACAATATTTGTTTGTTGAGCCAATTGATACCTATCTGGACAGGTTACCATCTGGTGACAATGTGATTAAATTGAATGCTGCTGTATCATATAAAGAATGTGTGATGGATATGTTTTTCGTAAATGAGAGTGACATTCAAAAGTATAATCTGCCATATTGGGTAAAGGGTTGCAATAGGTTAAACGAAAAGCATCCAACAGTTTTAAAATTATTAAGTGGAATGAATCTTCCAGATTTATTTTCAGTTAAACAGGTTACAGTAACAACATTTAATAAATTAATGCGAAGTAATGGAGTGAGTGAGATTGTGAACTTGAAAATAGACACGGAAGGTCACGATCATGTTATTATGTTAGATGTAATTAAATACATGAACGAGCATGAATTAAATATTGATACGATCAAGTTTGAGTACATTCCAGCATTCAATAATACAAATGCACTAGACGGAATTTGCATGGAATTAAGCAAAATGTATCCAAATCAAAAATTGATTGGCGACAATATGTTTTTGTTTAAATGAAAAAAGTATTATTTTACACGCAAGATAGATGGGCTTTTGGTTCAATTCACCATGCATTAAATAAAGTTTTGTATAGCCATGGGATATACTGCAATTTATTGGACTGGACAAAGCAAACAACGAATAGAGAATTTGAGTTATTAAATAACACCTATGATGTTTTTGTGACAATGCCAGATGCTGTTCTGTCATTGCACAGTAGAGGGATTCCGTTGAGTAAGATTATTACAATTGCTCATGGTCAATGGGATATATTATTAGCAAAAAGTCAGGCTACATTTGATTTTTATCCACATTTAAAAGGGTTTGGTGTCATATCGGATGTATTGAAGTCAAAATGTATTGAGTGGGGGATTTCAGTTATTCCAGATGTTGTTGAGTTAGGAATCCATTTTGATTTGTTTTATTCTAAAGTTACTGATGGATTAAAAGTTGTTGGATATGGAGGAGATAAAGAGACATTAAATTTTGGAGGACAAGAGATTAAAAGACCTAGTTTAGTTCCTAGAGTTGTAAGTCAAGTCAATGGAGTTGAATTGAAATCGCATGAATTTTTTAATTTCTTTTGTATGCCCTCGTATTATAAAGAGATTGATTGTTTAATGATGTCGTCAACTGAAGAAGCTGGCGGGTTGCCTGTAATGGAAGCTGCGGCAGCAGGAAGATTAGTTATGGGAACGCCTGTTGGATACTTTGAACATAACGCACCTAAGGGTGGCGGGATTCTATTGCCAATAGATGAAGATAATTTTATTAAATCAGCAAAAGAAAAGATCGAATTTTATCGAGATAATAGTGAAGCGTATCTTAAAAAATGTGTAGAAATACAAGAATTCGCTCGATACAATTATGATTGGTCACTAAAAATAAACAAGTGGATAGAGTTACTGAACAAATAATTTATGCAAGTAAAACTGATAAGCGTCACCAAACCCTGCATTGAAGGAATCAACACGGCAGAGGAGCTTGTAGCTTATTGTGCGAGGGTTTCTAATCCTAGCAACCAACTCAATACTTCAACATCATCAAAGTTGTTGAGGTATTGCGCCGACCATCATCATTGGTCAATCTTTGAGATGGTAAATATGTGCTGTGAAATTAAAACAAGCAGAGCTATAGCCGCACAGATTCTGCGTCACAGATCGTTTTCATTTCAGGAATTTAGTCAAAGGTACTCGTCGGTAACTGAGCTTGAGCCAATCGAATTGCGTAGGCAGGGTAAAACAAATCGTCAAGTT